GGGTACGTCGTGGACGGCGGCTGCACCTCATACGAGTAGCAGTCCGTGCCCGACGCGACACCCGGCAGCGACACGTACCCGGCGTCGCAGGCGACGGTGAATACGGCCTGCCACCAGTTGTTTTCGTCCTGCCACTCCGCGCCCTGCCGCCACGTCGCCGGAGCCATCCCCGACGACTGCCGAGCCCCGTCCACCAGCAGCACCGACCCGTTGGTTTGGATCGTCAACCCAGACTGTGACGACGTGCGCCCGATCTGGCCAGCCCCCGCGAACGTCACCAGCTTGACGTGCGACGCGCTCACCGTCAGCGACGCAGACAGGTCCGACGAGGACAGGATCTTCCACCACGCCTTATGCCCCACCGGCACCCACCCGAACGAATCCGGCCCGAGCGGCGACACCGACCCACCACAATGCACCCACGCCAGATCACCCACAGCCGTACCAGCCGGCCACGAGATCGTCGTCCACCCAGCAGGGGACACCTTGCCCGAGTACGCACCACGCACCGTCACCGGCATGTCAGACACTCCTCGAGTAAGCCGTGACCAGTTGCGCCGTGACCTCGCGCGTGATCGAATCCACCGGCCCGAGACGCAACGTCGCCCCATCAAGGGCGGCACGGATCGTGGCAGGGTCGAGACCAGCAGAGGAGGAGAATGAACTTGGCCTGCCGCCACCGTTCATCCACTCCAGCACCGGCGCCCAGTACGCGGCATCCTTGGAGTTGACGACCATCTCGCCGCCCGTGAGCGGCTGCTGCAACGTCCGACCGCCGTAGTTCAGCGGCCACAAGATGTTGTCGTAGCCGGGGTCGGTGCCCGGCACCCGCCCGCCCGCATGACGGCCCGGAAGCGCCCCCATCGGCGTCCAGCCGCCGTCGTGCGGGCCGACCGTCGTGCCACCGAGGGTGGACATGCCGACCGCGTACACCCTCACGTAACGGTCGCGGGTCAGGTTGGCAATCGCAGACTCGGCGGCGGCGGTGTTCGCCCCGACCGTGACGTTCGCGCGACCCGCCCGGATCGACGCAAGCACCGCGCTGAGCGCCTGATCGGCAGGCACCCGGTTGCCGTTGATGCTGACCGTGCCGTCGCTGCCGTCGATGTTCGCCACGAGCACGTTGAGCGCCTGCTCTGCGGTCAGTGTCTCTCCGTTGATGGTGACCGTCCCACCGGACGCGTCCACCTTGGCGGAGAACGCATCCATGTCCCCAGCCATCGCCGTCGTCGCATCGTGGATCCGAGCCTTCATCAACTCGGGTCCGGCCCAATCGTTGATCTTGCCTTTGGTCTCGTCGAGCGCGGCCGGGATCTTGGTGCGGATCGTCGCCGCTGCCGAGTTGGCACCATCCGAGGCCGCCGTGAAGGCGTCACGCATGTCTTGGTTGATGAGCGGCAGCTTCGCCAGGCCAGCGAAAAGTTGCCCGATCGACTCCAACGCCGAAGCGGAGAAGTCGGCAAACCCCTTGCCAGCATCGATCGCGCCGTTGATCACGTCGAGGAAGAACTGCATCAACGGGGCGCGGTTCTTCGAAACCCAGTCCGCCACGCCCGATATTTCGTCGCCGAACGCCTCAGCCAGGGCGCCCTTGATGCCGTCCATTGCAACCTCTATGTTGCGCTTGGCCGACTCGATCTTTGTCGAGGTGTTGTCGCTCATCGTGGCCAGCGCGCGATCAGCAGCGCCCGCAGCGCCCTCGATCCCGCCAAGTTGCTGGGCAGCCGTGGACAGGTCCAGCGACGCCAGAGCACCCGCCATGTCTTCCGCCTGCGTGCCGAACAGTGCAACGGCAAGTTGCGCCCGCGCTGCCGGGTCCTCCACGCCCCGCAGCCCGTTAAGGATCTGTTGCAGCCCTTCACGGGCAGCCGGTCCACCCTCGGCGAACTTGCGCGCCATCTCCTCGTGCCCGAGGCCGATCTTCTTGAGCGCATCCCCAGCGTTCTTGTCGCCAAGGTCCTTCACTCGGATCGTGAGTTCCTTCAACGAGTCCGCGACCTTGTCCGCGTTGAACGCGCCACCCTTGAGGCCCTGCGTCAGCAGGCCTACCGCGTCCTGCGCGGACAAGCCAAGGTCACGGAAATGGGTCGGGTACTCCACGAGAGTGTCGAGCAGGTCGTGCGAGGCGTCAGCGCCGTTCTGATAGCCCGCCACGAGCACATCGAAGGCCTGCTGCGCATTCCCAGCCAAGCCGGTCTTGATGAGCTGCCCAGCGGCACGCGCCGCGGTCGGGATGTCCGCCTCCATGATCTGGCTGATGCCAGACAGAGACGCGATGACAGCCTCTACGTCACGTTCGATGCTGTCCCTGTTGATGAGGCCCTGCTCCAGAGCAACCCGCGCCGTCTCAAGGTTGTCGGCGATCGACGTTCCCCACGCGTTCGCGTACGCCTCGCCAGCCGCACGGCCGAACCTCGCAGACGTGGCCTCATCGAAACCAGTCTTGGCCGAGAACAGGTCCCGCTCCGCCTCGATAGCCAATCCCTGCTTGATGCCAAGGATGATGCCGCCCGCAATGGCCGCGCCCGCGCCAATCACAGCGCCAGCGATGGGGATCGAACCGAGCGCCTCAACGATGCCGGACACCATGTTCGCCCCGGCCTCGTCGCCGGCTTCCTTACCGGCCTTGCTGCCGAGGCTCGCGATCTGCTTCTCCGCCTGTGACGTGTCCGCCTTGACCGGGATCTGCGCCTTCGCGTTCTGCAAGTCCTTCAACTCGGACTTGATGCTCCGTAGCCGGCTCTGCGCCTCGCGCACTTGAAGGTCCACCTCGGGGGAGGACTTCATTTGCCGCAGTTCGCCAAGTTCCTTCGTGACCGCCGCGAGCCGCCGCTGCGCGTCCTCGATCGCCAGGTCGATCTTCGGCTTGGCCGTGACCGAACTGAGATCCTTCAGGCTCTTCGCGGTCGCGTCGACCTTGGCGCCCGCCTTGTCGGCGTCCCCGGCGAGATCACGCAGGCCCTTCTGCGCCCTTGAGACGCTCGCCTCAAAAACGGCGCGCACTGTGCGGTCAGCCACGAGTCGCCCCCTTCTTTACTGCGGACTTCTTCCGGGACGGGTCAAGGACGACTTTCCAGAGCACGCCGTCATGGTCGCCCGTGCGTGCCCGCTGCGCTTCCATCAGCGCCCGCGTCCGGTAGCACCGGCTCGTGGTCACCACGTAGGCGTGTTGGTTGTCTGGGTCCTGACACTCGGCCTTGAGGCCGCCACAGGATGGGCAGGTCGCGGCCAGCGCGTCAGCCTCAGCCTCGGCCTCAGCCAGGCCCACTCCGAGCGCCCAAGCCCGGTCGTGATCGTCGAGGTCGTCCCACTGGCTCATCGTCAAACCCATGTCACGCGCCGCCCGAGCCTCTGCCCGAGAGGCCGAGTCATCATGCAGGCGGCGCGCTACTGAGGGAAAACGGGCTCACCGTCATTCGTGAGTTTGAAGCAGGCCCGCAGGACTTCCTCCCACTGCCCGTTCGTCATCTCGTCAGCCCACGCGCTCCACTCATTCGGGACCGGTTCACCGTCGAGGTTCTCAGTGCGCAAGATGCACGCCTGAACAAACGCATCCCCGAACGAGTCGCTGTTGTACCCGAGCTGCGCGTCGAGCGGGTCATCCTCGCGGGGCGGGTGCTCGACAAGCAGCCGCCGATACTCGCCCCGAGTCAGACCCTTGATCACGAGCCGCACCACCCCGGACGCGATGACCTTCCGAGGCTCCACCATCGCGGCCCGAACCTTCTCAAGCTCAGCCTCGATGCCATCGGCGGACGCGGGCGGTTCGGACATGCGCCGCTTCGGCTTCGGCTCAGCAGGTTCCGACTCCGAACGGCGCGCCAACGCCAGCGTCAGTCGAGCCTCCTCGGCCGCCAGCCGGTTGAGTTCCGCCTGCGCCTCCGGGTGGAAAGTGTGAAAGTGGTTCAGGACTCGCGTCCTCATGGGGTCTCCCGTCCCTGTCCCCGCCCAACTGCATGAAGGAGACCCCGACGCGGCTGGAACGGGGGGGGAGCCGCGTCGGGGTCGATCAGGGGCCTCAGGTGAGCGCGACGTCAGGCCAGTACGCCGAGCCGGAGAGTTCCGCGGTGAACTTCAAGTCCTCATCGATTGACGTCGGCTGGTTCTTCATGCGCGTCTGAACCGTCGCCTTGAAGAGGTCGATCTTCGTCGACGTCGTCGGCGTCGCATCCGAGTCCCAGCCGAACGCCTGCGCCACGAAGACCACCGCACCCTCAGGCAGGGCGGCATACATCTTGTTCACCGTCACGGTGCTCAACTGCTGCTGGTCATAGACGCCGGACAGGGTGAGGTCGATCTGCTCGCCCGTCTTGATCGTCTCCTTGACGATCTGGCAGAGACGCTGACGCTCACGCGTCTGCGCCGAACGCGAGACGGAGACGTCGCCCGCGTCCATGTGACAGTCCGCCTTGACGGTCGTCCCGCCGGTCAGGGCGGTCAGCGGGATCGAGTACGTTCCCGGCGTGGGGTCGGTCGCGATCGACGCCTGGGGGATGATCCACGTGGGAACGCGGCCAGCGGCGACCACGCCCGCAACTGCGGTCTGTGCCATCTCTTCTACTCCTTGTTGTCAGCCGAGGCGGACGCCTCAGCCTGGGGGGTCGCCGCGGCAGACTGCTCACGGAGTTTGGGGGGGTAGGGCATGCCGTTGCTGTCCGCGGCGTCCTGCTTGATCACCTTCCACTCGCTGCCCGCCGCCTCAACGAGCGCGGACGGCACCGAGAAGTGCCCTGCAGGGGTCGAGACGCGAGTGAACTCGGCCGGGTTCTGAGGCATGTTCAGCCTTTCGTGATCGTGGTGTATTCGACTGCGAGAGAGACCCGTCGAGGGTCCGCGTTCGGCTCCGGGGACGGTTGCGTGGCGAGTGTCTGCCGGAGCACGTCGCCACCAGAGAGGCGCAAACCACCAATGGCGGCCTCGACGGCGTCAGCGACCGCGAGCGCGTCAAACGTCGTCGCGCCGACACACGTGATGAGCACCCGGTCGATGCGGCTCGAGGACGAGCCCGACACGCGGGTGTAGGTGTGAAAACCGGGGGACGGCCACAGCACCGCCGCCTGCCTCACGACCCCGCCATCACTCGGCAGGTCATCGGCAGGACCATCCACGGCATAGACGCCCGCAGCGATGAGAGCAGCCTTGATCGCGGTATGCACCGAAGTCACGCTGGGGCGCGTCATCACAACTCCCGCGCCATCTTGTCTGCGAGTTTCTCCAGTTCGCGCCCCAACTCCGGCTGCCACTGCTCAAACGCTGGCAGCATGAACGGGTGAGGATGCATCTTCGACGTGCCGAACTCTTGGAACCGGGCGTAATAGAGGTCCGTCTCCACCGCCGCCCGCAACTCCCCACCGCGAGATGACACCCGCAGACTGCTCCGCAGATCCCCAGAGTCGACGCCGGCGTGAGCCTGGGCCGTGCGCAACGCACCCTGAGCCACGCGATCGACAGCCTTCCGGCCGTCCGACTCCAGACCGCCCGCAGCGATCCGCAGCGCCCGCGCAAACCTCGAAAACTCCGCGCCCGCGCTCACCGCAACCACCGACACGACAAGTGGCACTCCACGACATGCGATCCAGCCACTGCATGGCTCACCCACATGACCGCGTCCAGCAAGGAGGGGTCCGTCATCGGCCCGACCGCCGTGACCGTCACACGGTCGTCAGGCTCGACACCGACCACAGATGCAGGCAGATACACGGACGGTTCGACCCGAGTCACCGTCTCATCGGTGACGATCGACCGACCTGACGCGGCACCATCGTCCACGTCACACACCGATTCGGTGATGACAGGCGCCCACGTCGTGACCGTCTTCTGAGCCACTTCATCCCATGCCGAGGTTGCCCGCTCGATGGTGCAGCGGTCCAGCATCATCGACTCAGCATTGGCGCGCATCACCGGAAGCGCGGCGTCGATGACGGGGCCGATCACTGAAGGTCCGACAGTCGGTAGCGGTCAAGAACGGTGCGCCGCTGCTCGGTCTCAGCGTCGATGTCGAAACTCACCTGATAGGCGCGATTCGTCACCTGTGACACACGCGCCTTCTGGTCGTCAGTGGCCAACTCCACGAGGACGCCGAGCAGGTCTGCCGGCCAATCCTCGTAGCCGTGCCGCATTGTGGCCGTCACGCCCCGCAGACGACACGTCCACGATCCCCGGACGAACCCTGCCGCGGACCATTCCGGGTTGCTGACGGCCGCGCCGTCGTTCGTGATCGAGATGAGGTCGACGAGCCGGAGCGTTGGCAGCATCTGCACTGCGCAACCGGACCCGTCGACCGTCACCTCTTCGTCAATCTCGGGCGCGATGTGCCACCCGCAGTATTCGCGCACCGACGCCACGGTCTGTGCCCAACGGGACGCGTCAACGCCCGAGGGTGCAGGCGGAAGCGGATGCGTCGACATGGGGAAGGGTCAGCCCTTCGCCTCTGCGCGGCTCTTGGCAACGGACTTGTTCGCGGACGCACGCTCAGCGAAGGTCGAGCCCATGATGGACGGGACCTTCACAGGCGGCTTGGGCACGTCGGGAGTCACCTCGTCGGGGACGTCCACGGCCTTCGGCTGGGGATTGGTCTCTGCTGACTTGCGTGCGGACATGATCGCGATCTCCTTCGGGGATGGGCGGAGCTTCGTTGTTGGGGCTGCACGGGTGGGCGGCTCCTAGATGTGCCGCCCACCCGTGCGGTTGCGGATCAGACCGCGGTGACCGAGCAGAACGCCTGCGGGTCGAGCACACCGAACGCGGCGCGCATCTCCGCGAGGATCGCGAGCAGGTTGCGGATGAAGAAGTCCGCGTGCTGGTCGCTGACCATGACGTTGACACCCTCGCGCTCCCACAGGACGGCCTGGCGGAAGTCACCGACGAGCGCCGTGTTCTCCGTGACGCCCTCCGAGACGACGACCTTGAGGCCCCACAGCTGGTTGAGCTGGTCGACCGACGCGGCGGGGTCGCTGATGAGGTACTTGCCCGAGCTGTCCTTCGCAGTGAGGAAGCCGGCCGAGTACCAGTCGTTCGGGTGGACCACCAGAGCGTTCGGACGACGGCGACCCGTGACCCGGACGGTGCGGATCGCATCCACGATCGCGTCGATGTCCGTACCCGCCGAGCCCACGGTCGAGATGCCCGAGTTCAGGATGCCGGTGAAGTTCTCACCCGACCCAGAACCCGTGAGCATCTGGTCCTCGAGCTCTTCGTTGAGGCCGTAGCGCAGGAAGTTGTCGATCAGGGTGCGGATCTGACCCGCATCGGACGCGGCCCGCTTCGTGATCGGCAGCCAGTGCGCGATCGTCTTGACGGTGGTCGAGACGACCTCAAGGTCCAGCCCGGACTCCGGCTTGTACCCGCCGCCAGCGGCGAGGACGAGAGCACCCGCAGTGCCCGGAGCGGTCGGCGCGGCAGCCGTGGTGGCCTCCGCGACAGGGGCCGCGTTGTTGGTCTTGCTGGTGACCCGGACGTACTCGACGGTGTCGCTGGTCGTGGACCCCTTGGTCACGAGGTCGTAGACCGTGAGCTCCCGCTCACCGACGAGGTCGATGGTCGGGGCGTAGCGGTCGTTCACGACGAACGCGCCACCGGAGGTGGACGAGGCTCCCGTGACGAGCGCCTTCACATCCGCCGAGAACGGGCCGGACTGCAGGCCCTTTACGGTGGACGGGATGATGCCGTCGCGGCCGGCGTAGCGGCCGATGAACTCCTTGTAGGCGCCGGAGTCGACGAACATCTCACCGAAGGTCTTGCCCTGGGTGTCCATCGGGAGCCCGTCGACGTTCACGAGGGCCGACTTGCGGTCCTTCGGGGCGTCGCCGCCGGCGAGACCCTTCATGAACTCATGGGCTTCCTTGACCGCCCCGGCAGCCTCAGCCTCGGCCTCGACCTGACCCTTGAGGTCCTTGATCTCCTCCATGCGGGACTTGAGGTTGCTCATGTCCTCGCCGGAGAGGGGAGCGTCCGCGGCGTCCAGCTGGTCGCTGAACTCCTGAAGGCTCTTGACGGCGGCTTCGAGCCGCTGACGTGCGTTGCTCATGTGCTTGCCCTTTCTCGTGGCATAGCGAGACGCCCGAACACCTGCTGTGGTCGGATCGTCGGATGGGTGGGTGCTACTCGGTGGTGAGCAGCGTGAGCCGTGCGCGGGTCAGCGCAGCGGCGACCACCTCGCTTGCCAGCGACTTACCGGACTCGTCGTCGGGGGTCGCGGGGGCTTCGGTGGTTGCGGCGTCATCGGCGCACTTGGCGCCGTTGTCGACCGCAAGATCATGGATGGCCTGCAAGCGCTCAGCGTCTTTCGACGAGTTGCGGGAACCGGCCTTCAGGTAGGCATCGAACGACTTCGCCATCAGGACCGCAGCCTCACGGTTCGACGGCACAGACACGAACGACCCTTCGAGGAGTTCACCGCTCGTGATGTGCGGGATGCCGTCCTCACCGTCCTTGCGGGATGCGCCCATGAACCCGACCGACGTGTGGCCGATGATGCCCTCGGCCACGAGAGTGCGGATCTCCTGCGCCCTGGGCGTCGAGGCATACACGCCGCGAGCCTTGAGCACGTCGCCGTCATAGAACGGGACGCCGCGCCCGATCGGGTCGTGGAAGTCGTGGAAGGCGTGAAACGGGATCGACTCGGGCAGTGGCTCGAAAGCCCGCGCCTCGATGACCTCGCCGTCACGGTCGACCGTCGCGGCGGACAGAACCACCTCAAACTCGCCGTTCGGGTTCTCCGAGTTCAGCGACTTCACCGCCGCGAACGCATAGGACTTCTTCACGCTTGGCTCCTTGCCTTGATGAGCGCCTTCAAGTGGGTCGTGTCGTTGGCCAGTGCAAGGGCCTCGGTGACCGCTGCCACCGACGCGCTCGGGAGCCCGTCGCACAGTTGTGCCGGGTCCACTTGGTCGAGAGATGACTGCCAGCCCAGGCGACCCATGACCGCCCGGACGTCGCCGACAGACAGCAGCGCCACAGGCGCGCTCTCCGACGCAGAGCCTTGGACCTGCTGCGCCACGAGACTGTCGATCGCGTCCAACGGCATGGTCGCCGTGTTGAGGAAGATTCGATCCGTGCCCTCAATGAAGGGCAGGTTCTCCATCTTCCGCTTCTCGGCAATGGTCATGTGAGTGGCCTTGGCCAGGGCGTCCTGTCGAGCCTCAAATGCCCCGCGCAAAACCTCATCCATCAAGAACTCGGCGTACACCGCGTCATCCGGCCAGTCGACGGATCGCAGATCGGTCTCCACCGCAGCCTCATACTCCGGCAGGATCCCGCCCATCGTGTCGCGGTACATCGAACGCATCTGCTCGGTGATGTTCGAGAACGTCGCCCGGTCCAAGATGTGCACCACGGGCGGCGGCACATCGAAAGCGGCGCACACCTCTTCGCGGTTCAACTTCCGCGTCTCGATGTACTGCGCCTCCTCAGCCGTCAAAGTCGCAGGGTGAGGTTCGAGGCCTTCTTCGAGGATCATGGTGCTGCCCGTCCGGGCGGCGCCGGCGTGCATCGAATCAACCTGGGCGCGCAACCGCTGCTGCGCCGGCTCACTGAGGTTCTTCGGGTGCTTCAAGAACAGGCCCGGACGCGCTCCCCGCTCCCAAAACGACGACGTAGCCGCCCGCGCCGCCCACTCGTTCTCCAACGTCGCCCGCAGTGGCTCAAGTGGCGACATCCCGCGAGTGAGACTGTCCGGGTTGTAACCCTTGAAGATCACCAAGTCTTCACGCGGAATGTCACGCAGGGTCAGTGTGCCGTTGTCGAAGGTCCAGCCGCCCTCAGAGCTCATCCCGCTCGGATGCAGGGGAAACAGCGCCACGACATTGCCGCGCCGGTCACGCGACTTGAACCAGAACGCCTCACCGAAAGTGTTGCGGGTGCTCGACGTCCAGATCCACAGCGAGTGCGCTGACATCGCCGGATTCGGCCGCGCCAACAACCGCGCCATCGGGTGACCATCAGCCTTCGGCCGGTTGAGCTCGTCGCGCTCGTAAACCGGGAACGGCAACCGCGCATGAGCCTTCGCCAACTTGTTGACGAGGATGGTGACCCACAACTGACCGCGGTACATCTGAGAGTACGCGGTCGGGTAGATCAACCCTGCGGTTGACATCTTCGGGAAATACGTCGGTGAACCTGCCAGGAGGGGCGTCTTCGTCACGAGTGACCCGTTGCTCACGAACACGCGCTACCTCCTCTCATTTCAGGGGCGTTGGAGGTAGGCGACATCGGCCATCAGGACGATGACCTCACCGTCGAGGGAAAGATCGGTGCGGTTCTCGCCAGCGCCAAGCGCCGACGCGTTGCGGATCACCAATGCCCGCGAGTCGTTCGACCACAGCACGCCAGCGAAGGATTCCCCGGACTTGAGGGTCACGACGACCCGCTCTCGCCAACGGTTCTTCAGGACCAGGTTGCTGAACATCACAGCGTCAACGCTCCTCGGGACTCGTAGACCGACGCCGTGCGCTCTCCGGCCTTCCACGCGGCCAACGTGAC